AATGAAATTGAAAAAGAATTAGCAGAGCGTAGAGCTGTTGCTGACTCATTACTTCAATAATAATGTTAATCCTCACAAGTTTTTGTGTTGTTGTTAACTTGTTGTTGTTGTACTTGTGAGGAATTAATAGAAGGGGGTTGGCTTATAGCCTTCCCCCTTTTTTTTTATTAAGCAGATGCTACAAAGTATTCTAATTGACAGGTAGCTGTATCAGCGTCTGCAGATATAGCATCTATATTTGCTAAAGTAGGTGCAGTTCCTACAGAAGTGTCTCCATCTTCATGTGCATCCATCATTGTAGGGCCTAATATAAAAGAGTTTGCTCCTTCGTCACTACCTTCAGATTCTAATTTTACAAAATATTCTGAGTCAGACATTTGTATTCTCAAAGTTATAAAGTTAGTGCTACTTAAATTTGTTAATCTTAAATATTTAACATCTCCATCTTTAAATGTACCTGCAGCTGCTAAAGAAGCAAATTTTAATATTTGTACTTCTGCTGTAGTTACATCCATTATTCTATGATCTACTTCAGTCACAGTTAATGTTTGAGTGTTTGTTGTACCTCTATCAGTACTTCCGTCTCCTAAAGAAACTGATTCAGTTATTGTCACTGTCAGTGTTGCCATAATCTATTATTATAAAAATTTGTATTAATCCTAAAAAAAATTGTACTTCATAGTAAGGTGCATGCTCTTCTGGTTGGAAGTGACGTACACCAAATACTATTCCTTTTGCCCATGTTAATCCGAATCCTAGTTTCATTATGCTAGAGGTTTAAGTAACCATCCCATAGTATCTTCTACATCTCTATTTAGTTGGTAGAATATAGGAATTACGTCGTTAATTTCTTTTCCAAGTTTTAATTGCCCTTTTCTTTTACCAGAAGCATATCTTTCCATTTCTCCTCCTGATATTACATTAATACCGTCTTCAAAAAATCTATCCATTATTTCCATGCTATTTTGCACTAAACTTATAGATGCTGCAGGAGATTTTAAAATACGTAATGCTTCTCGTGGATTTGCAAACCCCACTAGTTCAGAGTAAAGTCTTCTAGTGTAAAAAGAAGCCATCATCATTGCAAATTTTTGTTTTTCATCAGGCTCATCTTGAGCTGCTCCGTACAGTAAAGAAGATGTAATTAATGCAAGAACTATGGTAGCTAACTCAGTAGTCATTTCTTTCATGTTAGACTTCTCTCTTAAAGAAAGTTGATGCCATCTATCAGAAACAAGTTCCATACTAAACTTTCTAGTATCTTTCTTAATTCCTGCTATAAATCTTATCATAGTTGTGTAAGTACCTTCGTCGAGATCTTGTATTTCTCTATTGTAATACACATCTTCTTCAGTTAAATACTCTTTAGGTACTAGCGAAGTTCCTACACCTCTGTATCTTCTTCTTATACCAGGTTCTAACCATTTTCTAAGCATCATAACAAGTTTACCTGTAGCTGCTCTTTGAGCCATTGCTTGGTTGTTCTTATCGTAGTTACCGTTTAATCTTCTATTAATATGGTTTAAATATCTTTTAACTACAAACTCTGTTTGCTGTAAATTCTTTTTATCTAACCAATAAGTTTGTCCGCTACTAAGCTCTATACCTTGCGCTATCTTTTTAATAACAAGTCTTCTTCCTGACTTATCTTTTTCATAAGCCTCATCAAGAGACATTGCATCTTTTTTATCTTCTACAACGTTTCCTTCATTATCTATAAACTGGCCTTTAGCATTTTTAACTTTTATACCGTTTAGAAATGCATACATTAAAGTGTTTTGTATGTAATTCTCAGCCATACTTGTTAAAAAATGTAATGTGCTTTTGTCTGCTAGCTGACTAATTTTAGTTGTGCCTGCAAACTTTTTACTTACCGCGCTCCAATCTTGCGTAGAGTCATATATTTCTCCAAGTAAATTTGTTCTAGAGCTTGGAGTTAATGCTCCAATATCTGCTATTAAATTTATTACATCTGAATCATACTTAGCTTCAGCTTTAGCAACATCTCTTAAGTTAAAATCTAATCCCCCTACACCTTTTATAAAGTTCATAGTTTTACCTTGGAATAAAGATGCTCCAGCAGAAAAGTAGTTACCTATCAAAAATAAATCTCCTGTAAAGCCCATAATAGATTGTGCAATTTTATTTACTGTTGCACTACCTACAGACTTTATACCATAGATTCTATCTTCTAATAAACTTTGTATAGCTTTATACGCATTAGATTCTGTACCACTAATAACTGCAGGTACATTTTTACTAAGGCCTAACTTTTTAGCCACTTTAGAAGTACCTCCAAATGTTTTTTGCACTGTTTTTCTAGTTGCCACTGCTTCTTTAAAAACTTCTAGCTCTGGAAGTACACTATACTTTTCTTTAAAGTTTAAAGATCCCCAATAATCCATTAAGTACATACTTACTAAATCATACGATTGATCTCCTTTTTCTGCAAGCTCTTTTCTTTTCTTAGGATCATTAAAATATCTAGGTATAGTTCTAGCTATCTTTTGGTTTTCATCTAGATTTACATAGCTTACACGTTGGATACTTTCTTTTATTTTGCTCCAACCTTCTGCTTCTGTTTCATCAGGATTTTCGTTATGTAGATCTACATCAGATGCTCTCACCCTAAATGTATCTCCTAACGTTTTAGATACTGTGTCTGCCACACCATTCTCAAAAGTACGCTCTAACACACTTTTTTCTATAGCAGGTAATCTTAATCCTCCAGGTCTACCTAAGTAATTCTTATCTCTCTTCTCTGCAAGGTCCACTAAAAACCAATACATATCGTATCTAGCTTCTCCCTTGTTGTTTTTATCTTTAAAATACTCGTAAGCAGGATCAATCCATTTAGATTTTGGTTTATATACTTGTCCGTTTATAGAATTTGCATTTACCCAAGTTTTTAAAGCTGCAGTAGCTGCTCTAGCTTGATCACTAGTTTCCCCATATTTTTCTATGGCTATCATTTTCTTTTCGTAAAATTCTTTACGAGTTTTCCAATACTCTGCTTTAATATTACCAATTAAAAACCCTGTAAGATTGCCTTTACTGTCTTTAGAAAGAAGGTCTGCATACAGCTTAGTCATGTCCTTAGTGTCTCTTCCTACTTTGTATCGCTCAAACATATCATAAGCTTCTTTAGTCTTATTTATAGTTTCTCGCATTACAATGTAATCAGCTTTATCAAGCACTTCTACAGCTATTTGTATTATATCGTCTGTAATATCTCTAGGGTTACCAAAATAAGCATCCATCCAACTAATATCGTCAGACACAGAAAGCATGTTTCTTTTAATAAAATCTTTTTCTGCCTGCTGTAACTCTGCTTTATTTAACTCCACTAATTTATCTACGTGCGCTGCTTTTTCTTGCGCAAACTCTACACTTGTCTTTCCAGGATTATTCTTTTTCCACGTAGAGTATTCTCCAAAACTTCTAGCATAATTATCTTTAGCTATTCTAGTTTGCTTACCTTCTACCTGCCCCCATTTTTCACCAAGAACATCAATAAATCTTTCTGATAACTTTTGCTTAAGGGTTTGTATTCTATCCGCTATCTTAGAATAGTTAATTTTACTTTTGTCAAATTTAGATTTTAACTTAGGGTTTTTGTTTATTATATAAACTACATCCTCAATAGCAGCAAAATATCTAAGTCGTTTTAAGTATTCGTAGTGTACGTTTACATCTTTAGATCTTAGCTTTAAAGCTTTTTCTATACTATCTATATTTGCATTAACTTCTTTAACGTATTCTACTAAAGCTTCTTCTGTTTTATATGTCTGCAGTTTAGTTAGCAGCCCTTGCACTTTATTTTTAAAATCTGCTTTTTGTTTTTTCTGTCTCTGCATAGGAGACCCTTTTTGTGTTCTAGTTTTTGCATAATCCCCCACTTCTTTAGCCACTCTTTTTAATAAAGCTTCTGTTTGCTGTATTAAATCTTCTCTTACGCTTGTAGGTGTAGTAGGTGTGTATTTATCTATAAGTTTCATGTATGTTGCAGGCAAATCTTTTTCTGCTTTCATACCTTTCTTCTTAAAATATTCCATCACTGACTCTGCAGTAGGAAGACCGTCTTTCATGTCTTTCCTGCCTTTTGCAACTGCAGGATTTGTAAAGTCACCAAAATATCTTTTAAATGCAGGAGTGTATACATGCAAATAAGCTGCTTCACCTATACGATCTCCTTCTTCTTTGTCAAATTGTTTAGTAAACTCTCTTACTAAGTTATTTTTTAATTCACACGACATATTATATACATTCTGGTTTAGTAAATTCTTGAATTAAATCATTGTTAGCTTCAAACTCGTAAGCTGCATTAACTATTTTCATAGTTTCCTTACTAGCAACTACTTGGTTCTGTTCAAGCATACTTTTAGGTTCTTCTTTATCAAATCTATATTCATTTATTCTAAATCCTCCGTCCATATCTAAACCTAGAGGAGATATAGGGTAGAATATAGGATTTAAATACTGTTCTCCACCTTTATTAACTACTTCGTATCCTCCATTTTTAAATAACAGTATTTCTCCTGTAGGATTAGCTGGGGTTATGCCCATATTTAATGTAACAAATCTTGTAGTTATATGTTTTTTAGCTTCCCTACCTAAAAGTCTAAATCCATCTCTATACCCTTTCTTCTTACTTAAAGGAGATACTGAATCACTTTTACGTAATCTAGGAGCATACTTAGTATTTTTATACTCATGTCTTATTACTTGATCTATACCTGCGTGCAGTATGTCTCCTGAAGTTAGTTTAAGTTCTTGCACAGATTCGTTAAAATTATCTTCTATATTCCACATAATAGGTATAAGACTATGGAACGCTTTTAACCCTCCTCTAAATCCTGACGTAATATACGAATACTTTACTAATTTTTGATAAAAAGCTTTTTCTGATGCATTATCAGAGTTTAAACCGTCTTCCCATGCTTGAATTGCTAGTTTTTTACTATCTGTAGGTAAAAATTTAGCATTGCTCATAAATATCATACTAGGCATTTTATTAATACCTTCAGCATTTCTATAAATTTTAGACCTAAGAATCCCTTTATCTTTACCTAGCAATATATTTTCTGGATATTTTTCAGACATAATCACAAAATCTTGCACTAAAGATCTATTAGTATTAGAGTCAAACAACAATTCTTCTGCGCTACCTAGTTCTGGAGTACCCACAAAGTGATTGCTATACATATAAGAGTATAGTCTGTCTTCCATACTTCTTCTTAATCTATAGTCTTGAGAATTTTTATTATTTGTAGCCTCTAGCATAGCTAACTCATTATCTTCTAGTCTACCTGATAAAAACTTACTATTAAATAAATCTAAAAACAGTTCTGGTCCATTTTCAAAGTATTTACCAAGAACAGTTCCTTCAGCAAACTTTTCGTTAAAGTTACCTATTTCTACATACTCATCACTAGTTGCTATTTCATCTCTAATTTGTACAGCCATTCTTGCTTCTATAGTATCTTGGCCTACACCTTGTGTGTGTACTTTAGATGCTAAGTTTTGTGCAAATATTTTATTTCCTTTATCATATATTAAATCAAAATATTCAATAACAGCTAGCTGGTAGCTCATATCTTCACCAGTTATACCTTTTTCTAAGTTTTCTATTGTTAAAACTTTTTGTATATTACTTATGTCATCTGAGATCATAGAAGCAAAATTAATTGCTTCTTTAGAAGAATATTTTCCAGCTATACTTTCAATTTCTTTAGACTTGTAAAATTGCCTATCTAGTATAGGGCTTTTGTTAATCATAGATTGTCTTACAAACTCTGCTACTGCAGGTTGCTTTAAAAATCTATTAATCCATTTGGTAGGTACTTGAGCCCTAACTAGCAATGTAGCTATGTTTAAAGTTTCTTTGTTTACATTAAGTGCTGCTATATAAGGGTCTTTTTCAATATCTACAAATGCGTTCATATACCCTGATTGTATTTCAGATATTAGCAACCCATCTTTTCTAGTAGTTTCGTGTAAACTAGTGGCAATTGTACCGTCTGGAAGTTTTACAGTGGCTCCCATTCCAATATAAGATATATTTAATTTACCTATTTGAGATACTACATTATCTATAATTGCGTTAGCGATAGCACCTACACCTACAGCTCCTAAAGAGAATCTTCTTTTAACTTCTTGTTGGAATTTAGGGCTAAATAATTTTAAAGCATCAAACACATCTTCTTCTCCTGCTAACTTTGCAATAGTATCTGCATCTGTTTTTAAGTCTTCTGTATCTATAGATTTTATAATTCTAGGATACTCTTCTACAGAATTAAACAATTCTTTATATAAAAGAATTCTTTTGTTTTCTAAAGATTGTTTGCTAACCCCATTTGGATCAATTAATTCTAGCTTACCTGTTTCTTTACTGTATTTTACATGCGGTAATAGCATAAATAATTTATCAATATCAAAGTCACTACCCGTTTTAGCGGTGATGTCTTCATAAACTACTACAGTATCTCCAATTTCAGGAGGCAGTATACCTACTATTTGTAAAGCATCAATAGACGCTAAAGATTGTGTTGGAATACGATACCCTATAACAGATAAAACATCTTTTCCTATAGCAGCTTTAAGCTCTTCATTACTCATAGTTTCCCAACCAGGTATGCTTTCTATAACCTTATAAGGTAATAGTACTTCTGCTAACTCTAGTTTACCATTTATTACTCTTGGTCCTGACAAAGGAGTGGTACCATCTCGTAACCATCTAATCTTAGACTCAGCTTCTTTACTTAAATTTAAACTTGACTCAGGATTTTCTAAAAACCCAAAAGAAGATATTTGTACTACTTGCTGTCCTTTAGCTTTGTAAGTTACTGTAGATTTAGTTAGAGTATTTGCAAGCTTATTCATTATCTTTCTTCTAGATTGGAATATAGCATCAAACTCTAAACCTTTTTCTAGACCTGCTATTAAAGCATCATCTCTAAACTGATCATCTTCAAACAGTCTAATTAACTCTTTTCTAAATACATCTTCATCTATAACGTACTCGCCAAGCTCTTCACTTATACCAAACTTATTAAAGAAATCTTGTCTACCTAAATCTGATATACTGTTTTCTAAATTTTGTACTTCTTGCAGCCATTCTGTAGCTTTTCTTTTTCCAATATTAATTTTATCATTAATATCTCCAAGCATTAGCATTTTAGTTTGAGAACCAAATGTCCCTTCTTTAACACCTTTAGCTTTAATTTCTTGTTGCTTTCCGTATAGAGAATGTGATTTTTCTACAGGCTCTAAAATAAGTTCATTAGCTTCTAGTACATTACCAGAATCATCATCTATTTTAGTTCTTTCTCCTGCACCAATTTTTATTGCAGACTCTACCGAAACAGCCATTCCAATTTCTTGCCCATTGTTTTCTCTAGCCCATTCTTGCTCAAGTTTCACCATATTATCATACAGATCTTTTAACTGAACAGTATTTACTAACCCTGGCCACATTATCACTTCTGCAGTTTTTTCTCTATAAGGTACATTTAGATTGTTTTTTACCTCTGTACCTCTAGATGTACTTTTTTGAGGCATAAGCATTACAACATCTTTGATGTTTAGCTCACCAGTCATTAATCTATCAAAAGCTGCTTCTACTTTAGCATTCCACTCTCCTAACCCTTTCATACGTTGTTTACGTAATGTAGGTGTTATCCAAGTAGTACCATCGGCTAAATCTATACCTTTTTTATATCCTTCTATATTACCAAGGTACTCAGAAGGTTTAAAAACATCATAAGCTGTTGCCTGCAGATAAAGAGGGTTTACTTCGTAAAGATTACTGTTTTTGTTTTTGTATACACGTAAAGGAGCAACTCCTGTACTATATAAATTAGATCTTTTTGGGAAATCTTCTATACTTTTATAAAATGCTACATTACCTACAAACATTTTTGTAGATTCTACATTAGCAATTATACCGTTGTACACGTAATCAGCTATTACTCTTGGAACTTTTAACTGGTCAGGAACATCCTTATACATATCGCTATCTTTTAACATCTTAGCGTCTAAGTGCTTGTTTGTATAAATTTCTAATCCTGTATTCTTTTCAGTTATTTTACCTATTATTCCATATTCTTCAGCAGTTCCTAATTGCTCTAGCACTCTTTTTTCAAAACTATCTTTAATTAGTTTTTCTATTCTAGGGTCATTTAAATCCATCTTAGATAAAGGTAAAGGTTTACCTTCATTAGTGTACATTTTTATGCCGTTTTGAGATAGCCATTCAGACCCAAAAGTAAGTTCAGGAAAAAGATAATGCTTAAATGCATTACCTGCAGGAGCACCGTTAGAATCACGTTCGTTGTCGTTTTTATCGTAGTGGTAAAATAGATTTTGTCTATTTTTAGGTAGTTTGTTTTCTCCAAACACTTGGTTATACGCAACCTCCATAGTAGACAACTCATCTTTTATGTAGTTTTTAAACGTATTTAAAACTTCTTTAGAAGTGTAATCAAAAGTTATTTTTCCATTTTCTGAAAACAAGTTTAAGCCTGACTTGTATTGAGGAGTACCAACAATATTGTAAAGAGTACGAGCGTTACCAGGAGTCATTAAAAACAAATGCCCTTTCATGCTTCTGTTAATTCTATCCGCTAATTGATCAGGCTCACTTAAACTAAAATACTTAATACCTTGATAACTGTTTTCATCTTTCATCTGCATAAACACTACTTTGTCAAACAGATCTCTATTTTTTTTACTTTCTAATAAGTAATTAACCCATTTAGAATTCTTTGTAAATGTTTGCCCTTGTAATTGTTGCAAATAGCTTAAATCTCCTTGTTTAAACTGAGATATAACTTGAGATAAATAACTAATATCAGAGAATGGCCAATAAGTATCTCCTTTAGGCCCTAAAACACTATTTTCATGGAATCCTAGTTCAAATTTAGCTTGAGACTTTGCTAAAACTAATAATCCTTTTTCGTCTTTGTATAAATTTACAACTTCACCTAACTCATCTTCTATAGGGCGTTGTCCACGCTCTGCGTTTTCTTTTTTACCGTATCTATTTACTAAGTTAGGAAGACCCTGTTTACCAAATATAAACTCTAGATGCCCAAAAGTATCTAAAACTCTGTCAGCCATCGTTTCTCCTTCCTCTACATCTATTATATGATATTGTAAAGCGTCAGCAGATATATCAATACCCACTGATTCTAAAATTTTAGCTAATTGCCCTATATATTGTGTAGGATATGCATTTGGATTTCTTTTAGCTGCTTTTCTGTATTCTCTTAATAGATTATTAAAAGATTTAGATGCTGCAGTAGCAATAGTGTCTTTAAGCAGGTGTTTACCTGTTTTACTGTAACTAGTAAGTTTTGCTTTAAATCCTTCTTGCCACTTTTCTCTAACCACTTCTTCTTTGGCCTGCACATCAGCTTTACCAATTTTAAAAAGTCTATTACCTTCTTCTCCAGAGTATATAGTTTGAGAGTATGGTTGAGCTTCTAAAGAAAAGGCTTGCATAAACCTTGTTTTTCTTTGTTCAGATGTAGGGGATTTATTAGTTCCTACCTCTAGCTTCTGTATTAACTCTTTTATAAAAGGATGAAATTTTACTAAAGTTCGTAACTTGGCTATGTATGCTTCGTACACGTCTTCAGTGTTCTTATCAGATACTATACCTGTAAGTTCTTGTGTAAGTAAATTGTATACTTGTGTAAAAGGTACATATTTAGGTGCTCCTAGAGTTTTATCAGCAATTGACTTGCCTTCTCTAGTAACCTCTCTTAATCCCTTTAAAAGTAATTTAGTACTTAACGCTGCATTCTCTTTAGGAGAAAACAATTCTTTACCTTTTAGATTTAATGTTTGTGTTTTATCTTGCTCTTCTTGCTCTATTTCTTTACTGTATATTCCGTCAGCTTTTAATCTAGTTTTAAGATTTTCTAGTAACTTAGAATCTTTACTAATAGGTCTTCCTGGAATAGAGTTATTCAATAAGTCTTCTAAAATTATTTTTACAATAGAATATCTATGGTAATCTTGCTTTTCAAAAACTTTCTCAAGCTGCATCCACATATTCTTCAAGAGCTTTTCTTCTACACCGCTTATATCTTCTACGCCATCTATGTTTGTAATTAACATTCCGTAGGTAAAATCAGATATATCGTCTACTTGTGAAGGAGTTAACCCTGAGATTCTATTTAAACCAAAAGGATATTTATCTAACCCTCTCTTTTTGTCTACACTTTTAGCCCACCAAGTTTCTCCTTCATTGTTTTGATAAAACTCTCCTTTAATAAGAGATGGTTCTCCTACGTTGTTAACGTATCTAGAATCTTTAAACCATGATTTAAACTCTGGTAACTCTGTTACAGCGTAAAGACTTTTAGCTGTTTCAACTTTATTATTACTTAAATTTAATAATTGAGGGAATAACGTAGATTCATTACCTTCGTTTGTTAAAACTCTCTCAATTGTTTTTCCGTCTCCTTTGTATACTATATTACAAGCCATATTATTCGCAATCTAAGTTTTGTTTAGTAATGTCTAGGTTGTCATCTAGATCCATACCTTTTGTTATATCTAACATCCAGTTAGTATCTTCTCCCCAGTCTACAGTATTATCTGAAGGTGCTGTACCATCTTCCTGCTCCAAATTTAGTTCAAGTTTTCCTTGTCTGCTAGTTTCTTCTAATAAATCTTGTAATTCTTGTCCTGTTACAACTTTACCAGACTTAAGAATATTAGCTACTTTACTAGACGTAGGAACTATAGCTCCTAATCCTGCTTCTACTAATTCTTTATCTTTATTTAAATCTGTAACTTCTCCTGCTTCAAATGCTGCAAGAGCGGCAGCTGCTTCAGCTTGTATATCTGCAGGTAAATCTGACATTGTTAAAGTGCCAAGTCCTGCAGGTGATGGAGAAGTAGGCTTATTTGGCTTAGGAGATTCTTTTTCACGTGTAGCAACTCCTAAAGCATCTTTTAAAATTTGAGCATATTTTGCAGCATTTTCAGAACTTATTTTACTACCTCTATTACCTGCTACATTAAGAACTTTGATATTATTATCGGTTAAGAATTTTTGCAGATTTTTTGCTGTAGGATTTACTATATAAGGTTTATTAAGCCTTTTTAAATTTGTAATTGTAAGTTTACTTCCAGCACTATTCATATCTCCAAATAGTACTGTACCATTTGAATTAGTTAAATTTTGTATAGTTCTAGTTTTATACCCAGAATCAGTGCTTTCTGTTAAACCAAATTCTTTTAAAGAAAGGTCAGATCCTTTTTCAGTTTTATACCCCCTAGGTGCTACTCCGCCTGTTTCTATACCTAATTCTTTTCCTACCTCTAAGCCTATTCTATCGGCTCCAGTTTGTCCTCCAGATATAATTTTAGTTACTTGATTTGGCTTGACAGATTCTTTTTTAGCTACAGGTGCTTCAGGTTTTACCATTGGTGAAGGTGCTGCAAGAGGTGCTCTCTCTTCTTTTTTAGCGCCAATAGGTGCAAATCTAAGAGTAGGCTGCACAAAGGGAGACCTAGTGCTACTATTAGTGAATGCATTAGTAAATACAAGGTTATGTTTAGCTAAGAAAGTGTTGTAAGCGTTTTGTGTTTTACTATTCATATACTTAGCGTTAACGTGCGTACGTTTATTAGCCATTAAGTATTCAATCACCTCTTCTTTACCATCATTCCATTGAGCTGAATTATAAACTTTATCTCCTAGTTTCATTTTACCTGAACTATAATGGAATGTAGGAGCTTTACTGTTTACTGTCTTTTTACCTTTGTATATTAATAAATCTAATACTTGGTTGTACGTAGGGTTTTCGGACTCTAACATAGAATCTAATACTCCTGCTAAATCTCTGTATATTTCTGAGTTCTTAGGATCTTTTAACCTACTAAACTCTGATATTTCAGAATTAAAATTAGGTAACTTTTGTCTAAGCATACCATTTACAAGCTGCCATATAAGAGTTGATAATTCTTTATTTAGTTCGCTTGTAAACACTCTTAATGGGAACATTTCTCCATTATTCATAGGTATTTTTATGTACACTGCACCATCATTATTAGATACAACTTTACCGTTTTCGTCTAGCTTAGGTTTTACAGATAAGAATTTAAAATCTTTATCTACTTCTCCAAACTCATTAACGTAGTTACCATTACGTGCAAATACAAACGTAGGTGTTACAGGATTACCTTTTCTACCTACATTTAAGAATGTTAAAAGATTATTTCTATCGTTTCTATTTACATTATTTAAATGCCCACCAGTCATCTCTGTTACAAATGATTTAGATTCTATACCATTTAAATAATTACTATATACAGTGCTTCGTAATTCTGACAACAATTGTTTAGCTCCTTCTTGCTCGTCTAGTGCAATGTGCTCATTAATATAATCAGATATGTGTACATAAGTTTGAAATTGACTTACACCTGTGTTAGAATTTGCATTAGGCACTTGTATTAGTGCTTTTATAGGTAGCTTACCTAACTCTTGAGGAGATAATGGTTTTTTATTTTTTACTTTACTTGCAATTGCTTGCATAGACTCTACTTTTGTAAGGTTAGGGTCTTTTAAGTCAATTTTAAATATTATATCTGCACCCTTTAATGTACCATTCTCTTTTAATTTACCAAACTCTGTAGTAGCGTCTCCTTCAAGTAAATTAGTTAATCTTTTATTAAATGCATTGTCTTCTCCTGCCTGGAAAGGATGGTTTAGAGATTTCCATGCTAAAGATAATATAGTTTCTAAAGGTTGTATTACATCTATAATGTCAGAGCTTTTTCTGTTAGCATCTTCATTAGAAATGTCTACATTATCATTGTCAGGAACTTCCATGTCTAGATCGCTAGCATTTACAATGCTTTGCCTAGTTTCAGCAGAGTTATCATCTACTGTAGTTTCGGTTGCTGTTACAATTGGAGCAACATCACTACTAGATTCGTTAGTTGTGTTTTCATAGAAAGGACTTTCTTCTGGAGTAGACTCTTCGTTTGAGCTTATTTCTGCTCCTCTCTCTATTTCTTCAGGTTTTGGTTTTGTTGTCGCCTGTTCGTTTGTTTTGTTTGGAGCTGTTTGGTCAGTTCCAATGCTTTCTGCACTAGCAGGCTCGCCTGTTGATTCCGCGGCGTCTTGTTTAACTTCCTCTTCAGTTCTAGAGGCAGCATCGACATCAGTTCTTTTTCCGAAAATTTCTTCATTGTACTCTTCTTTAAATTTGTCAATTTTTTCTCTAATATAATTGTCAACATGAGCATCTCTAGCTTTAATTACTTGAGCTATTTTAGATGGGCTTCTAAGTTTATTTAGACTTTCATTGTATACTATACTTACAGGTATACCTGCATTACGTTCTGAAGCAGTGGTGTATCTACCATCCACTTGCATTGGTTGACCTATGGTTTGTTCAATATAATATTTCTTTCCTTCAAACTCAAATATCTGATCACCTTTAGTAAAATCAAACAGTTCTATTTCTGCTTGCTTTCTAATTACGGCCATCATAGATATTAGTCTAGAAACTTCTTGTACAATAAATGGATTTACAAATACAACCTTATTTCCTTCAGAGTCAAATAATGTAACTCTTCTTGGTACAAACCCAGGCTCGTCTTGTCTAAATAAGAATGGATCTATAGCAGACAGTTCGTTAATAAACAGATTATTATAATACTTACCACCTATTTCAAATGTTCTACCATCAGTTACTAAACTAATAAATGTTTGGTCTTCTAATGCTTGGACATTTAAATCTTGCAGCATCATATTATCTGTATTTTGTCCTAGTACGTATGTTTTACCAGACTGGGACTCAAATACAGTTTCTCCTGTTTGAGGATCTTTAAATAGGATACCTTCTTCTCCTTGAAATATCGACCTTACTGAGGCGTTAGGATAAGAAAGTAATAATTTTATAGGAGTTTCTGTTGTTGTTTTAACGTCTACTTTAGGATCTGCTAATCCTTCTAATGCTCTTCTTTGCTCTTCTAGTAAGCTAACCATTTCTTGTTTAGCAGGAAGGCCTATAGACTTAAGCATTCTATCAAACAAAGCATCTCTACTTTGCTTAAGAGATTTTTGTACATTTTCTTTGTCTTCTTCTGTAATTGTCATAGCTTTTGTAACTTCTTCACTTAATGTAGGAGTTTCTTGTGCTATAGCATTTTCTTTATCTTCTATTAGTGCTTCATCTTCTTCAGCTAAAACTTTCTTCTTAACTTGTTCTGCTTCAGTTTCTGAATTAGTTTTAACTTTTTCTTCGTTATTTAATACTTTTTTTATTTTATTTATAACAGTAGGCTCTAATTCTCCGTCTATAATTTTATTTATTTCTCCAATGTACGCTTGTCTTAAGGCTTCTACTTTTCCTATGTCTTCAAACGCGTCTGGTAGTAAGTTTAAACTTATAGGGTCTACGTTAACATCGTTATTAGCGTTTTCCATCATCTCAGCTAAAGCTGTTTTTAGTTCAACGCTATCAACTTTTAATCCTTTTAGTGTTTCGTAATTAACATTACCATTAGTTAACTTAGAAATTTCTCTAGCTAATTTTTCTCTTCTAGAGTCAAGATTGTCTGCCATATACCCATAGCGCTTTAGTAACACTCCGTATGCAAACTTTTGTTTCTCATCTAGATTAACCGCAGACATAATAAATTTATCTATCTTAGGTTTTTGGTCTTCGATAAATTCAATTTTATTTCTTATATCTTTTACTTGTTCAGCAACATCTTTTACCTCTATATCTTTAGGGATACCCATAGCTTCTTTAAACTCTTCATTAGAAAGTTCTGCTATAGAATCTACAAAAGATTTAAAGTCATCTATTCTTTCAGCTTCTATGTACGCCTCTATAAGAGAGTATAAAGCACCTGCTTCTTCATTTTTATAACTGAATACATCATTATCTTTAAGAGCAGTGTCCATTCTGTCTTGAGATTTTTGTATTTGAGCGTGTGCTTGTAGTAATTTTTGTAATGTTCCGTTTGGATCTAGATTATTTAATTTAGCAGTTAAATCTTTAGTTCTTTCGTAAGTTTTTATCCAATCTTTTCTAGATGTAGAACCATTTTCTTTAAGTGCAGACCCTGCTTCACCTAGTTTACCAAGTAATGCTCCTAAAAATATAGCTTGTTGTCCTTCTTTAGTTTGAGGGGATTTTATGTACCCATCAGCTAGAGTAGACATTATACCCATACCACCTTCAATATAATCTGCAGTAGTACTCCAAGGGTTTGCAGAGTATACATCTTTAAAATAATCTTCTATTGCTACATTTATAGAAGCTTGAGACCATTCTTCAAACGCCTCTACTGACGGTCGTTTAAGCCAAGCCACCGATTTACTTGCTTTTTGAAATTGTTTAGGCAACTCTTTAAAATTAAACTTTAAAGCACCTTTTTTAGCAGTGTCTTTGCTGATTAGACCTGTTAGATACTTTTTAGAGGTAGGATTCCACCCTCTAGAGAAGGCTTTACCAAATTGTAATACATTACTACCTCCTACAATTAGAGCATTTAATCCATAAGCAATGTTAGCACCAGTATCAGACAAGTTATCTATTTCTTCGTCTGTCATGTCTGCATACCTAGGATCTCCTGTAGCTCTAAGCTGTTGCATTATTTCTGTAGCTCTACGCTTAGACTCTCTAGCTTCAATACCTGCTTCTCCTAAAGCAGAAAATAAACCTGCTCCGTATGTATTTGCATTCAATGCATTGGTATTAATACTACCAATAATGTCTCTAGTTTTATTTACTTGTGCAGCGCTAGATCCTAGTTTAGTTTTTCTAAAATTATTTACTACATTTCTCCAAGCTCTTACTTTTCCCATACCTATACTACGGTATGTTGCTCCTACAGCATTTGATGCTCCTGCAACATATCCACTAGCAATAGCACCTGCTAAGAACCCCATACCTTGTAACCCTTGGTCAGACCAAAAATTAGAAGTACCTAAAGATTGAGCAAAGCCCATATCTCTCTCTGCTTGTGTATAATAATTAGGGTATTCTTTACGCAAATACTCATTAAACTCATCAAAAGACTGAGTAATTGCGTTATCATATACTCTAGAAAATTCTCCTGTTATAGCTCCTGCTGCAACACCGTAAGTCATGTCAACAAAAGGTTCTAAAAAAGTAGTTACTGCAGTACCAACCATCTTAACTAAACCATTGTTCCATTTAATTCCTGTACTTTGTAATTTTCCTGCAGTACCTTCTAAATCAATTCCTGGTCTAATATCAACACCAACCTCTCTATACAACTCTCTTTGTCTACTTTCTTCTATATCAAATTTAGATAAATCTGCAGTCATAGACACAGGAGTAAATCCTAAAACTTCTACACCTGATTCTCCTTCAGGTGCAAGATTAAATTTAGGAGTTTTTATAGGAGCAGAACTTAAATTATTATTTAAAGGAGTTTGATTTATCTCTACTCCTGACTGTCCTTCGGGGGCTAATGTTATACCTTTTAATTTAGTCATTATTGTCCTGTATAAGAATTTATTATATTCATCCCTGTAGCTCCAGATGCATTTATAGGCTCATTTGATTGTGTAAAGTATTTTAAAGTTATGTCTTGTAAACTTGCTCCTACTATAGGCTGTCTAGATTGAGTGGCAGGATCATTATATCCAATTAATTGTGATTCAAAATTATTTGCCGTGGTAGGAAGACTTCTAAGTTCATACATAGAAATACCATTAGCTTTATCCACTCTTCTTAGAACCATGTTAAATCCTTCCACTCTTTTTTCTATGTAAGGATTTCCATCAGCATCTTTATTATTACCTGTCATAGGTAATGTTTCTAATTGAGTTCTTTGTAATGGAGCTAATACTCTAGAGTTAGCTATAATTTTTACACCTTCATTATAATATTGCTGTCCTGTAGGAGTGTCTAATTGTTCAAAACCTTTTTTAAGCATGTTAACTCCTAAAGTTTCATACCTAACCATTTCTTCTGAACTATCAGTTCCTTTAACAAACTTAGAACTTTTAAGTTTACCTTTTTTCTTTTCAGCATTAACTCCTGACTCAGTAGGCTCAAATATATTAAGTTGGTATGCAGGAGAGCCATCTATCATAGTTAACGTAGGTAAAACCTCTATCAATTCTCTTTCTATACCATCTTCAAGTTCTTCTGCTAAAGCGTCTTCGTCACTATAAAAGTCTGTAACTGCTAAAGTTCTAGCATGAACCATGTCTCCTAAACCTTCGCTCATTTTTGAAACATAGTCATCAGAATCTCCACCTTTTATAGTTCTTAAACTTTTTTCATAAGTATTTACTACGCCAGCTCTTCTAGCTCTATTAGCTATCCATTGAGCCCCTACTAAATAAGGCATAATGGATTCACCATCTTCAAATTCTTCTTTTAATAACTCATAATTAGCACTATTAATACTAAATAATTGTTCTATATCTCCTGCACCTCCTGATAATAAAGGAGATATACTTTCTATTCCAGGAATAGCAGCCAGAAGTTTAGCTTTCTTAATAAATTCTTCTTGTGTTACACTTTTATTTGTTCTTGGGTTTGTAGTTTTATTTTTTGTAGCATTTTTATATTGATTTTCCATCTTGTTATCAAACCCATCATCATCCCAAAATACAGATTTTTCTGCGTAAGATTTTATGTTTATTACACCAGACTCTACAGCTCTTTTTAATAAAGCATTACGTTCTGCTTTTAATTCGCTTAATCTTAATCTATTAGTGCTTGTTTCTGCATCAACTGCATTAGGGTTAGCGTCTATTAAATCTTGAGTTTCTCGTATTTTATCATCAAGATCTATAACTTGGGCTCCTAGTTCTGCAGATGTACTTCCTTCAATAGTTTGCATTGGAGTTTCTCCAATAAAATTACCAAACATATCTTTTGCAGAAGTAGACTCAGGACCTTCTATCTCTTTCTCTTCTGGTAAAGAATATGTTCCTTCGTTGTAATTATCTACTCTACTTTCGTTAGCGTATTGACTAGCTAGTCCAGTTAATTGGGATACGTTTCCGTTTTCGTCTAATTCTTCACTGTAAATAAAGTCTTGTACATCTTGGGGAGTAATTTCTTGTCCAGGATTTTGAGCTTCAAGTAATTGTCTTATGTATGCAGAATCTACTCCACTTCTTTGGATAGCATTATTTAATAAGATTGCTATTTCTCTAGGGTCTTTTCTTTCTGTAGTAATTTCTTGAGTATCATATACTGCATTTTGAGATGATGCATATTCTTTTGTGCCATCTGTTTTAAGAGTGTAATAGCCTGCATCATCATATTCTGTATACTTTATTCCTGTATTTTTATTTATTAGTATAGGAACTTGACGAGTAGTTTTAGTTTTAGGCACTGCTTTAGCTATCTTACGCATTCTTTTATCAAAATCTATTTGATTCATGTTTACATAAGAAGCTCCTTGAAACACACCTTTATCTGCACCCATGTAATTAGCTTGAGACTGTCTTATTTTATATTGTTTAACTTGTGGGTCTAAATTAGAGTTCATTACATCTTCATAGTACTTATCGTACTGAGCTTTAGATTGTAAAGCATTTTTATAAGTAGGATTTTTAGTTGCTGTTCTAAGTTTAGAACTTAGAAACCCTGTTAATTTCCCTAAATCTCCACCAACAGATTCCATTTGCTCTTGTAATTCAGAATCAAAACTTTCTTCTTGAGAGTTTAGTATAGCTTTATCTTGAGATAAAACTTGAGCATCATAAAGATTGTCTATACTATCAATAGATTCTTGCCCTTTATCATAAGCAGCTTGACGCATTAAATTACCTGTTAACATCTCTTTGTAAGGCAGTCCAACATATTGTTGTTCTATGTCCTGCATTTTACCAAGAGCACCTCTTAAACCTTTTCCGTATTTTATAGCCATAATTCTATGAGTCTTTATTTCCTATAAATTTTCCAAACATATCGTACATTTGTGTACCTATGTTTTGAGCTTTTAAATTATCCATGTAAAGATTAGTACCTGAATCAACTAATTGTCCTATCCCTTTAGATAATGAATTTGCAGGATCGTTTTGCATAGCAAATTGATCTTCCATTAGTGTTCTTTGTTGGTTTCTGCTCATAACGCCCTGATTAAATCTATCAGTTGCTCTTCTAGATTGCTCTATTTGAGGAGACAATTGATTCATAAACTGTCCTGCTTGAGCTTGAGCTCCACTGTTCATAGCTTGATAGCCACCTCTAAGCTGTGCACCTGTCGCTCCAGATCCTTGTAGACCTGCTCTACCTAAAGCTAAACCTCTTCCTTGCATTTGAGAATAATTATTCATAATAGGATTAAAATTTCTATAAGCTTGATTCTGTTCTCTTTCTAGTTCCATTGTAGGCGCAGTACCAAACAATCCTTTTCCTATATTCATAAGTCCAGGTATTGCGTTAGCTGCATACAATTGCCAAGGCAATTTTGCACTATCTTCTTGCCCTTCAGCTTCAGGGGCACCTATAGCTGCTAATGGATCTGTAGTACTAACAGGGCTTCCATCTGCATTAGCAGTTATACCCATTCTGTTTTGTATTGTTTGCATCCACGCAGGGTTTATAGATCCTGATCCGTCATTACTAGCAGTTGCAGCTATAGGATCTCGTCTTCTTAATTGTAAATTTTGCTCAGGAATAGGGATACTTTGTAATCCTATACTGTCTAATGTAATAGGATACTCAGTAGGTCTACCTAGTTGAGAAAGATTTATTTCAGGATCTCCGTTTGGATTTAATCTGCTTGTAGACATACCATCTCCTACTCCAAAATCTTGCATTGGAACTTGATTGCTATACGGTCTAAAAGGCTGAGGTGTATTTGAAGCAGCAATGTTAGGTATTCCTCCAGGCAATCCTCGCGAAGTTACTGTAGGAGAAGTTTGGTATTCTCTTCCACTTTGTGTACGTAAACTTTGATTTGAATTTGGCACGTCAACAGGCATAGGCGTAAGACCTACAGAAGATTGAGGCCTAAATTGTCCCATCGTAGGCTCTTGGCTAGGAACATCTAAAGGTTGTGGTTTTATAGGGTCTAAAGAAATTGGACTCTCTTGTCTAGCTCCTCCAAACATATCTAATCCATCTGGTGAGTTTATATCATATCTAGAAAGCCCTCTGCTTTGTAGGTTTGCATCGTAATCTTTACCAAATCTTTGTGCATAATCTCCTGCTAACATATTGTTAGCATTGTTTCCTGAATATATAGGGTTTGCTTGTTCATCATACCCTATAGGAGCTCCTGGATTTTCTGCGTAATTACCGAATGCAGCTTTAGGGTTATAAGGAACTCCTGCTGCCATTTGTGTAGTAACTGACCCTGCGTAATCTTTAGCCCCTTGATTTCCTCTAAAATGAGCTATAGACATATACTCTGATTTACCTATTCCTGCTCTTTGAAGATCCTTTTTTTCAACATCACTTAAACTATCGTAATAATTATTAGCGCCTGTTTCATACCCTCCCACTAAACTGTTCATGTAATCTTCTTGAATTTCGTCAGCAGTCATTCCATCAACACCTAGTCTCCCTACAGTACCGTAAGCTAACTCTGCTTCGTTTTCTACACCGTATTTTTCTAAAAGAGCTTTTTTGTGTGCAGGATAACTTATTTGATAAGGGCCGTAAGAGGAAGCTCCTTGTGCGTTTTGCATACTGTAGTCCATATCTCTACCTCCCTCTGGTCCAAGTATACCTGCTTTAAAAGCTTCTAAATCTATATTTTTATCTCTGTTAAATCCTTGGTTAGCAGCATAACTACTAATAGGTACATTAATTTCTCTTTCTTTATTTTGAGAAGTTATAAACTGTGCAAAAGGGTTACCTCCCACATCAGTGTTGGCTTTCATATAAGCTCCTGTTTCTTCAGGTTGAAAAATATTATAAGGAGACATTGTAGAAGATAAAGAAGGTTGTCCAAATTGTACTCCTCCATTTTGAGCAGATCGTACAGGATTATCTATACCGTTATCAGCTTTAAATTGCTCTTGAGCATTAAACAAATTAGAAAATTCTTGCATAGCTAAAGGTTTCATTAAGTCTGCAGTCTTTCTATCATAAATTTCTCCACCCATTTGCATTTCTGCAATGTCTTCTAGACTTTTACTTCTAGACTTAGCTGCATCAGCAAAGGTATTAAATTTACCAAACTCTTTTGGTACTTTTAAATCTTTACTATCACTAAACACATAAGAAGAGTCTCCACCAAACTGCATAATACCTATACCACCTGCTGAATGTTTAGGCCCAGACAATAAATGCATGCCTCCACCTTTATATGATTTCATAGTACCACCGTTGTAAGCTCTGTTTACTTTAACATCACCTACAATAACTTCTCCGCCTTCAGCTTCGTAATCTACTTCAGGCATAAATTCTCCACCAGCCTGTGCAATCATATCTAGATTTGCACTGCCGTTAGAAAAAAGATTTTTAAATCCTCCTAAAAGTCCTGTAGTATTTTTTGCTGTACTAGCAATATCTGTTGCTGTACCAGCAACATCTGTTACAGCTTTTGCAGCTTTTGCACCTTTAAGTGCAGATCCTACAGCTCCTACAGGGTTAAATATTAAAGAACCAATTCCTCCAAGTATTTGTCCTGCTTGAGCGCTTTTGTCGTCAGGGTCTACTCCAATAGCTTTTTGCATCATTCCTCCTACTATAGGTACACTACCTGCAACTCCAGAAAGAGCTCCTTTTAAAAATCCCCCAACTCCGTATTCAGGTAACATACCACCGTAAGTTGCTTGCGAGTTTTTAAAAGCTTTATTTGTAGGAGCTCCTTTACTACCAGGCTCACGCATTGTTTCGTTACTACCTGCTTTTATTCTTTCTCTTTTGGCATGTATATTATCCCATAATCCTCGTTTACCACCTTTTTTATATTGTTTCATTTGTCCTCCGTATTTTGCATTAACAGCCTCTCCTGTTTTTGGGGATTCCATTGCTACGTTATTTAATATGTATGTTGCGTCTACTGGTTTTTTATATTTTTCAAAGAATCTTTTAATTGATAAATTAGAATCACCTCGATCACTGTTTGTTGGGTCAAAACTTTTAGAAATATTTTTCCATTGTTCTTCTGTTATATCATTTTCAGGAGATAAATTATAATTATCAAAAAGATATTTTCTTGTAGCCACTAAATCTGCATAACTTTCTGCAGAACCTATATCATGTAAGGCTCCTTCTTTAACACCAAAATTATCCCAATATTTGGGTTTATCGTCTGAAATTTTTCTAACTGTTGTTTGTGCTTTGTTGAAAAAGTTTATAGTACCTTCTTTAAGTCCTTTTGAACCTGTAAAAGGTGCATTTCTATATAATTGATTATAATCTTCTAATGCCATTCTATCTCTAGGATTTAATCCTACTCCATATGCATCTGTAGCATGACCTGCCTCATGAGCTATAGTATAGTCTAATCTTTCTTGAGGCATAAACTGCGTAATACCAAATTCGTCTTCTCTTGGAAACAATTCAGATACTTGCATCTGAGGAGGTTTTTCTGTAGGACTAGAATACTCAAAACTAGTCATAAAATTTCTAGTAAATCCAGGATCTACATTCATTTGAATATTATTAAGAGCATCAGATCTTGTCTTTATAATATTATCTATATCTTCATAACCACTAGACTCTAATCTTTCTCTATACTTAGGACTATTTATATAATTTCCATAAAAACTTTGAAAGTCTTTTAGTTGTTGTTGCCTATCAGGTGTAGTATCTCCACCATATTTTAGTTCTCTTTCTATACCTTCTGTGTGAGCAGGAGGGACATTTTTATATTTTATTGCTGTAGGAAGCTGGTCATATTTTATATTATTTATATCTGCATTATACAAGCTATCCATTACTTCTTCAATACCTCCTCTAATAAACGTTCCTGAAGGAGAAGTAAACTCAACCATAGGTTGAGCCATAGCATCTTTAAAATCATCTTTCCAATCCCCTACTAACTCTTTTTTACCAGTGTTTGGATCGTATTCATAAAAACTTACATCAGTGTATTTATTCCCATCGTACTTAGAATCATCTATATTACCTGTATTAACTACTGCTTTAATTCTTTTAGATTGAAGCTTTGGTTTATTTACTTTAAAAGGTAAGTTTTTAGGAGGTTCAGGAATTTGACTTTCTTTTATTTTTAAAGATTGTGCGTTAGGAATACTGCTTATATTTTTAGAATCTAAAATAGATTTATTACTATAAGGTATCTGTAAATTTTTGCCTTGCCCTTGAATATTAAACTCATTAGCTAAATCAGGATACATAGATTGAAATGTAGGACCTGAACCTGAAGGGTGTACGCTAAAATAAGAGTTGCCTTCAGGATCATACTGCATTAATTTATCTTTAGTTCTTTCTGCTATCAATTCATATTTAGTAGGAGAATTGTGAGGGCCGCCATGTTTATATTTACGAGGACTTACTGTTACTTCTGGTAATAAGTTTTCAAACCCAGTTTCTAAATAATTTTTAATAGTTGTTGCGGACTCTTTTAGTTTAGGATTATCCCAATACTCTTGAGCATAATCTGCCACCTCTTTTCCTTTAGGAGCTCCTTGACCAAGCATTCCTCTTATCTGTCCGTCTATATAATTTTTTTCATAGTCTTCATAAGAATTTACTTTTCCTTCTTTTTCCCACCAGTTCTTAATATCGTGTACATATTTAGTGTCTTTATATGCATCTCTAAAAGCATTCCAATGTTTTTTATATTTAGGATCAGAATGCATACCATGAAGCAAATCCAATTTAATATCTAAAAGGCTATTTAAATTAGGATTATAAGTTATCGAATGTTCTCCTGTCCCATAGGCAGGATTAGCTAACCATTTATCTTTAGGAAAATCAGGATACCCCTTTAGAGTCCCATATCTAGTAGTGTCTTGCCAATCGGCTTGGTGTTCTATAGCCCCGTACCCATACGGCCTAAGATCAAAATTAGGGTCTGCATTAAAATAAGGATTACCTAACGCTTTTAGCGCAGGCCATTCTTTTTTTATTTTATTCCAAATATCATTATTTTTTTTCTTAGCCATAATCGCGCAATATACTATTTATTATTATCTTCTAGAAATTCTAAACATAGTTTTTACATAGTCTAAAACTAATTTTGTATTTTTAGATGCTATTAATTTCACTTTTATATAAGTATCTCTAAACCTGTAGTTTGCAACAGTTCTAGGTATAGGAGTTTTATTCATTCTTTCTTTAACTACTTTGTAAGGAAAATAAAAATCACTATCTGTATCTGTTTCTGCAAAGATTACACTTTTTTCTTGGGTAGAATCTTTAAATCTTGCTGAAGTTATTCCGTTAACTCCTTCAGATTTGCTAGAGTACCATTCTAAATTATCAAATACTTTTGAGTTTAAAGGATGTTTGTTTACTATAAACTCTACATGACTGTTAAAAGATTCTTCATAAAAAGTTTTATTAGATCCTATATTGTGTTGGTATAATCCAACTACATTGTCACTAGAAAAAGAAAACAATTTATTAAATGTATTTACATACATAGAAGTTCCGTAGGAATAAAAAGATGTAAATTTATTTATAGTCTCATTAAATGCTAACGTTTCACTTTCTGTTGAGAACAAAACTTCACTGTTTACAGAATCTACTCCTAGTACAATTTTAGAATTTTCTTCCATATTAGTAGCAAACCAAGATTTCATTCCATGAATATCTGATATACTATCCATTCCATTTCCTCTAAAAGCATATGCTTTCTTAAGCATTTGGTCTACCCAGTAAATACCTCTAGGTGTGTTTACAATGCCTTGTTGAGTTTGTGCTCCAACACTGCTTGAAAAATACTTAGAATCTTGTATTACACTACCTGTACCTAATACAATAGAAGTTCCATCATTGTCTACAACTGTAGAAGTAGGGTTTACAATTAAAGCCCCAAACCCTCTCTCTTGTAAAAAATATATATTGTCATCATGAGTTATAAGTTTTGTTATAGGCCCACTAGCTCCATCTAAATCTTTATAATTTTCTAACTTAAATTTAGTCCACCCATCTATTTGAGCATTATTTATTTTTGTATTTGAATAATATACTCTCGTGTCTAATACAGATTGTGTTATAAAATTTATAGGTTCAGGTATAAATACTGTAGTATCGTTATTTACTTTGTATGTATTGTCTAATAAAAATTGATTTAAAGGTGTGTCAGAGTTTATTCTAAAATCTCTTTTGTTTGCCCAATGATGTCCTGTTCTTAAAGTAGTGTTAACTGTTGACTCTACAGGAAAAGCATACCCCCAACTTCTTAAATTTCCAGAAACATTAGTACCAACTCCTGTATCTCCTAAACCTGGAGCAAACTTTCTAAATTTTTCTATATCATACATAGTTACATATGTATCTCCACCCCAAACATCTTGCACTGTATTTATAGAATCTATTTTTGAAAAATGTCCTGTATATATATATTTACTTGAAATTACATCGTTATTACTATCTCCGTTGTACCGAACTTTATAAGCTTCTTTTCTACGAATTGTAACTGCAAACTTATCTTTTCTATTTGCGTTATAAACGTTATTGTTTCCAATTATTTGTGTCATAGCAGACTTCATATAAAAACTAGGCTGCAGTCCATATTCAGATTTTACTAACAAACATTTTTCTCCCATAGAACATATTGCAGTATTTGAACCTCCATCCCCAATGTATGCTTTATTTTCTATACCTAAAGAAGTTTTATCTTGAGGGTCAATGTGTTCTTCTTCAAAAACACCCCCATAACTTGTTGGTATATTTTCTCCTACACCAAACTTTTTTGAATACACTATTTCTTTTTTGTGTAAACCATAGTTTGCATTATCTATTCCAATATTTAAATTAATTGTAGCATGATACAAAGAAGTGTTTAACCCTGTACTTATAAGAGATTGTTCTTGATATTTAATATCATCATTAAGCTCACTGTAGTCCCAATATCTAACTCCTCTATAAGCCCCTTCTACTTGTAAAAAATTATTTTCATGTCTAGGATAAGAATCGCTAAAATCAAAATCAGGGCAAGTTACTGTAAATAGTTTTTGATTAAGAGCTCCATGAGTTTTAGCAGAATCAGTGGTAATACTACTAGCTGTTGCAAGCGAAAAGTTTTTTCCTGGAGCATGCTTAAAGTCATCTCCTCTAGAAAACTTATGTAAAAAATTTGTTACAGCTCCCATTCCTAAAATAGATTTATCTATTTCGTTTCTAGGAACTCTAACAAAAGAATACCCACTCACTTTACCTTCTAATTCTGGAGGTAATGATTTTAAAGTAAAAGATATTCCTAAAGCATATAATTTATTATAAGGAACTCCGTCTGATTGATTAGCTGTGTACTGGTCAGAATTATAATAACTATTATTTATGCTATTAAGAGTTTCTGTTACGTCTGCAGTTCCTGCCACTATTCCTACCTCATATTGGGACAGAGTAATATCTGTTAGTTCTGTATGAGCAGGATCATTATCCTTTCTAATATATGTACTAGCTCCCTTAGAGCCTAAAGGCTGTGCTAAACTAAAATCGTATAGATCTTCTTTACCACTAACATCTACATCTTGTAATGCAGGAAATCTAATATCTCCTACCCAATTTACAAATCCTGGGTTACCATAAAGATCGTAAAAAACTAAACCAAATCTATAGACTTCATCTCTAGTGTATCCTAAAAAATTTTCTACATTGTAAGGGTCTTTGTAATCTCCCTCAACATCTCCAGATCTAAATTCTCCTTTAACTCTTTCTGGCCCATTAATGTTGGGAGCTGATATGTTACCTGATAATTTTTTCTTTGTAAATTCAAACTCTACATAGTCTCCTTGCCCTCCTAAAGTTATACCATCTTCTTTATACCTATAAAGATCTCCTGCGTCTAAAGCTTCGTATATAGTATCGTGAGTATTAAAAGGATTATTAAAAGTATCGTAACTTTCAGTTTCTATAGTTTTATAAGGGAAGAGAGCTGTGTCGTTTCTTTTAAATCTTTTGACTGTAGCGTCCATTTTAAAAGAATCATTTACACTTGTAACATTTCCTAAAAATAAAATGTTGTCTTTTACGCTTAAAGTTTTTGCAGTAGCAATATTAAATTCAAATGCAGTAACTTCTTCTATTGTTATAGGTATGTTATTGTTACTTGTACTATGAATAATTTGAATACTTCCTGGTGTTACAGGTTCTTTAGCAATTAAATCTACACCACTAACTCCTAAAGCATTTTTAGAAACAGCAGCTACTTCTATGTAATCATAATCTTGATCTACATTTTCTATTGTTAATGTTACTTGTTTATCAGAAATTTCTCCAACAGGAGAGCCATTGTATTCAGTTTGATCTTCTGGGTCTTCATTGTAATTCCAATAGTCTGAGCCGTTTACAACTACTACAGAGTTAGTTAAAGGAGAAAATCTTGTTTCACTTCCTGTAGCGTGCACTAATCTGTATGCATATTGATACACACCTGTAGTTAATTCTCCTCCATAAGAAACTTCTTGTAGTTTCATTCTATTAAAATCTACAGGAGTTATTAAATTTAAATCTGATGGATCTAAGTCTCCATAAAGAACTTCTTCTGATTTAATGTTTATACTTTTAACAGGATTTAAATTGTCTGTCCAATAAATTTTTTGAACTTCTTCAGACTCGTATCTAGAAACTGCTTCTATAGGATAGTCTTTATTAAAATTTAAACTGTTTCCGTTAGGAGATGTATAAACTACTGTAGCAGATAAATCAACTGCTTCTAAATCAATAGAAATTATTACAGAATGATTTACATCGTCTGTAAATTTAAGTATACAAAACAATACTAAAGTATTTCTTAATACTGAATGGCCTACAACATCTGCATTTTGTATTTCATCTAAAGCATCTATAGCACTGTAAATATCTACAGACCCTTGATCTAAAAATCCAAAATTAAATATGTTTGGAGTAGATTCTCCGTCTGAAATTAAATTTATGTAATCGCTAACTTCATTTTCTTCTACTGCCTGCAAAGGAATACTAATAGTTTCTTCTGAGTTGTTGTAGTATAAATAATTATCTACAAGTATAAAAGTGTGAGACTCCCAAGCATAATTAAAATTAGCAATACTATAAAATAAATCTGTAACAAATAAACTTCCTGTAGATTCCCATAAAACATAATTGCTAGGAATTAAATCTCCTAATAACTCTATTGAATTTAAACTAAACTTTAAAGTATTACCTGCAATATCTATTATTATACCTGAAGCATTTTCTGAGCCAGAAGCATCAGACATAATTCTAATATTTTTAGCATCTACATAAGATCCTTCTTGAGGAGAAGTAGCGCTCAGGTCTTTCATCATACCTTGCCCAAAACTATTTATCTGCTGATCCTTCATTATCTATTAAAGTTTTTTCTTATTTCAGGAGAACCTAATGTTCTAAAAAAAGTTTCATGTGCATTTATATTAGGTAGCAATCTCATAGTTTGATTTTTAATTGCTTCTAATTGATCTATACTAGGCATCTTAGCTTTATTACCTGCTTGTCCTACATACCAAGCCCACTCTTGTTCTGAGTGTTGGAATATATCTGACCGTAGTTCTCCTTTTCTCCAAGCTATATAATCTATCTTCATTGTAAGATATTTTTTAATAGCTATTTGATAACTAGTATCATCAGGTATTAAAGGTAATCCTTCTTCGTCTGTAGGAATTGCTAAGTAAGCCATACAAACTCTACCTTCTTTAACAGATAAAGTAATATGGTCATTATTTAAATCAAATGTAATAGGGCTAAATGTATTATCTATTTGAGCTGTCATATCAAAAGACATTATACCGTTATTATCTAAATTTAAATTATCTAGTTCTTGCTCATCTCTTTGCTCGTAAACAGCAGTACCATCTGTATTAGTAACTTTAACAATAGTACCCCAATTTTGTTCGTGCACATTAGCTGCTAAGTTTGTAAACCCTTCAATACCACAGCACCCTCCATCTAAAAGATGGTGAAAAGTATCTCCTGAGTATTCTGCAGGTTGCCCATTTACAGCTACTTGTTCTAACTGATAAAAATCGCAAGGTAAATGTGCTCTGTAATCTTTAATATCTAAATTAGGATTACTTCTATGCCCTGTTACTTTTCTTACATATTGTCTAGGATGCCCAATTAAATTAAGAGCTTCTTCTGTCCACTGCATACAGTCTGCCCAAGGCAACTCAAACTGATAACCATTGTCAGCATATATTTGCTCCATTATTGACTTTAGTGATATATATTTTCCGTTTAGTGCCATACTATTATTTTTACTATTATATTATTATATGTCTGCTATGACAATTACTGCTCCGTATATTACTTGTCCTGTTGATGTAGTCATAACTTTTATAGATACGTAGTTAGTTTCTGCAGAGTTATATGCTGTTTTTAAATTTATAACAGAACCAGAATCTCCATTACCTATTTCAGAGGATACTCCTGTAGATAAAACTACACCATTTAAATACGTGGATACTCTACTACTAGCATAGACAGCATACCCTGTTACTTTTTTACCTTCTGGTATTGTAGTAGATGCAAATATTTCTTGAGAAGAGTGAGTTACTCTAACCCCTAACTTACCTCTAATATCATCTTCAATAACTGTACGTTCGTAGTTTACATCATCGTTACCCATAAATTCTGTAGGTAGTATCTTAATTATGTTTCCATATACACCACCTGCAGGTCCAGCAGCACCTCTTGCCCCTGTGTTACCTGCGGGCCCTCTAGCACCTGTACTACCGTTAGAACCATCTGCTCCTGCATCACCAGTATCTCCTTTAGCTCCAGGAGGCCCTTGCGGTCCTTGAGCACCATCACCAATATCATCAACTATATGCGTTCTTATAGAATCTAATTCGTCTTGCATTTGTTGCATCTGATATAGTAATGGCCCTAGAGTAGGGTCATCTAATAAATTTAAATTACTACCACTAGCAACGTCTTTATCCCACAAATCTTTTACATAAGCAAGTTTAGCTGTAGAAACTTTATCAGCGTTAGAGCCATCAGTTGTATAAAATTTTGTATGTTTTTTATTTTCTAACGCCATAGCTATGAAATATTAAATACGTTGTATGTTAAATAAAATTCCATGCTAGTAATACAGTTAGATGTTAGTGCTGAATCAACAGACACTTCTACAGCTTTATTTACATCTTGAGTTAAAGATTGCGCAACTTCATACGCTGACATTCCTGGAATTATACTGTACACTCTATCTCCAGTTTCATTATACATAAATCTTCTAGCATGAAAAAGAGCTGTTTGTGCAAATGTTCCAGGCTCAAGACCTTCATAATGAAGATTCATATCAGCCGCTGAATTAGTTTGTGTAGCAGCTCTATCAATTCTAATCATACCACCTGTAAGTACTATAACTGTATTAGCTCCTTGAGCTGGAATTAACTCTATTGGTGTGCTGTTAAGGGCGTTAGCTTCAGCTGTTGTAATAGTGCGTCTAATCTGCATTGTTACAGCAGGTACTCCTGCAGCTGCACTAGTTAAAGCAGGTGTATTAGTTGTAAATATTTGCTTTCCTTCTATAGTAGCAATACCTGGTGCTGACCTGGCTAATGTAGTATCACTTGCGTTCCCTAGCTCTATTGTACCTTCTACAGTTAAAGATTTATCTTCTCCTACGGTTAGTGCAACTTCTTCTGCACTAGAACCATTAGGTGTTGTTTTAATTTCTAGTTTAGTTCCACCGTTAGTACCTGATGCATGGTCTTCTGTAGCTACAGCTTGTATTCTAAGTGTTGAGCCATCATCATCTTCATTAGTAAAATTAAGTATTCCTACTACATCTCCATTTGCCACCGTAGTGCTTGTATCTACAATAGTAATAGCAGGAGATGAATCTCTTACTTGTAAATCTCCATTAAAATAAGTTCTTGCGAATTGTCTGCTAAAATAAATTTGTCGCATAAACACATTGTTATGCATAGTTCCAATAGCAAATTCATCTGCATCTTCGTTATATACTATCTTAGCTCCGTACTGTGGGGAATCAACATCGTATGTACCAGTTTCGTAAAATGTAATACCACCTCCTGAAGAGTCATTTCCGTTTTGAGCATCTATTGAAAGCCAATTATTACTTGTATCTCCTGTTCCTCCAAGTCTTAAATTACCTTCAATTGTTTTATCGCCTGATGTAAGAGCTGTAGCTGTAGCTGCATTTCCTGTAACATCACCTGTAAGCGTTGCGTTAAGAGTATTAGCAACAGTAGTATTACCACTACTATCAAATGTTATACATGTAGTTCCGTCATCATCTTTAATGTCGTTACCCTTAACAGTTAAATCACCTTCTATAGATAAATTACCTGAATTATTTATACTTCCTAATACACCTACACTATTAACAGAAGAGCCACTAGAACCTGCTGCAGAAGAAGTAAATATTACACTACCGCCATCAGCACTACCAGTACTTGCACCTCCTTGCAATAGCAAACTACCGCCTGGCTTGTTAGTTCCTCCACCAGTACCTGCTTGCACATAAAGCCTACCTCCATCATCATCTGAGTGTGCAAATCTTGTTATATAATGCGAATCGGCATCATCCCCTCCTAAACCTAAATTACCATCTATAATTTTATCGCCTGCCGTTAAGCTAACTGCAGTGGTTGCTGCTATACCTAAAGCATCTATATCTCCTTTTGTTTGGTCGGCAGTAGCTCCATCTTCTACATTAATTATTGTACGAAGATTAGCTGCAGATATTTCTTCTACTACACCAGCGCCTGCAGAATCTCTACC